GGGTACATTATAATAATGTGTATCACTTTTCTTGGATATGATGGCATGGGTCTCTTTGACGATTGTTCTATTCAGAACCGACTAAGCTACCCTTTCTTTCATCAGAACATCTTTCATGCAGCCATCAATCTTTATGTTTTCCATCAATGCTACCGAGTCATCCCTTGCGGCATCGGTCACTTGGTGGTATTCTATCTCATAGCCGTAAGCTATCCCTTCACCTCTTCCGTACCAATCATCGGTCTCAGCGGCTTTATCTATGCTTACATGGGCTTTATCGCCCCCTACGTGGAGAATAAGGTAAGATACAATCTCACCATTCTCCTATATATCTGTGTTGGAATCTTCTTCCCTTGCATGGCAGTTGGAGTCCACATCTATTGCTATGTACTTGGTCTGTTGTGGGGTTATTTAAATGCACCGCTATGCCAAGACAAGTAAAACTGACAGATGCGCTAGACAGACATGTTCTGGGCATCCTGAAAGAAAACGAGAAACGCATCAAGGAAATCAACACACCTTTTCATCCTATCAAGGGTGAAGGCTGTGGAGATAAGCGGTTCCTGCTTTTCCTTCCAGATTTCCCGATGCAGAGACAGCAGCTTCCTGTTTCGATGAAGAAAATTCCGCTCATCAAGATGCTCATTGAGTTGGGTAGCTGCAAGGCTGTAATAGAGGAACTGCACAAGGATATAGACGAGTCGTACAATCTAGAGGAAGAAATGGAGCAACTGATTGAGCAGTTTACTCGCATCAGAATGAAACATGACCCTTTCTTCTTCTTTGCTGCATTTATCGTAGTTAAGCCAAAGGGAGGTGGTCTTCCCTTCCGATTTGTGCTCAGAAGACCGCAGCGAAGACTGCTCAGGTGGCTGGAGGAGCGAAGAAAGAAGAATCGCCCTATCCGTCTCATCCTGCTGAAAGCCCGACAATGGGGAGGTTCTACGGTTATACAGATGTATATGCTCTGGCTGCAACTCATGTGGCAGAAGGGTCTCAACTCGCTCATCGTGGCTCAGGTGAAGGACACGGCAGAGACCATTCGAGGTATGTTCGAGGAAGCTCTGAAAAACTTTCCTACCAAGTTCCTCTACGAAATGGGAGAAGCATTCTCTGAGAACGAACCGAAATTTGTTGGAGTAGGAACATCAGGTAATGTAAAGAAGGTTCCTCAGCGTTTCTGCAAGATTAAGGTGGGTTCCATGGAACGACCGCTATCAGCAAATGGTGAAGATTACAACTTAGTTCATCTTTCTGAGGTTGGTTTGTGGAAAAAGACGGATGGTAAATCTCCTGAGGAGGTAGTACAGAATGCTACCAATGGTATCTTGTATCGACCATACACGATGATTGCCTATGAATCCACCGCCAATGGTACTGGCAACTTCTTCCACAAAGAGTGGCTTGCAGCAGTCAAGGGAAAATCTCAGTTTGAGCCGTTCTTCGTGCCTTGGTATGAGATATACGATATGTATCATCTTGAATTTGAAAGCAAGAAACAGAAGGTGGAGTTTGCCAAATGGCTATATGAGAACCGCAATAATACCAATACGATGTCCGACCGAGAGGAGCCATGTACCTATCTTTGGAAGTTATGGTCACTGGGTGCTCCACTCGAAGCCATCAACTGGTATATTGCCGAGCGCAAGAAGTTCACCGACCATGCAGATATGGCAGCGGGCTATCCTACAGATGATATTGAAGCCTTCAAGCACTCAGGAGCCAAGGTATTCGCAGAGGATAAGGTTGACAAGTTCAGGAAAGGATGCCGAGCACCTAAGTTCATCGGTGATGTTTATGGTGATGGCTACAAGGGTAAGAAATGTATGCAGAATGTCCGATTCTGTGAAGACAAGCAGGGGCAGTTGTGGATATGGAGCAAGCCTGAGACCTTTGATGATTGCAAGGTAATAAACCGCTATCTGGTCGTAGTGGATATTGGTGGACGTAGTAAGAATGCCGACTGGTCTGTTATCTGTGTCTTCGACCGCTATTGGATGATGGAAGGTGGCAAGCCGTATGTGGTAGCCCAATGGTATGGGCATATTGATATGGACTTGCTGGCATGGAAGGCTGCTCAGATAGCCAAATACTACAACGATGCTCTGTTGGTGATTGAATCCAACACCTTGGAGACGAAAGACAAGGAGCACATCTTGGAAGGTGGTGACCAGTCTGAGTTCATCCTGAATCAAATCAAGGACGTATACGACAACCTCTATGCACGCAAGCAGAGTGAATCAGACATCAAGAATAAGGTTCCTGTGAAGTACGGATTCCATACCAACGTGGCAACCAAGCCAATGGTTATCTCAGTATTGGTTCAGACTATTCGTGAACAACTCTATGTAGAGCGAGACGATAGATGCTTAGATGAATATCTCACATACGAGAAGAACGGAACGGTATATGAAGCAGCAGACGGAAAGCACGATGATTTGCTTATGACCAGAGCCATCGGACTCCATATCTGTTTCAATGAAATGGAAATGCCTAAGATGATACAGAATCAGGCAAGAGTAATGAGAAGAAAGGTTTCTGTTTCGGCAGCAACCATCATATAGTATCAATAATTAATAATTACCATTATGAAAGGAAAAAACATTTTCAAGCGCATCAAGTGCGAAATCATGTACCGCCAAGCTACGGCTAAGGCAGAACTCGCAGCAAAGAAGAACCACGGTGACATCTTCTATGTCCTCCCTACGCAGAAGGGCAACTTGATGATTATGAACCGCTCCTATTTTGAAGCGTTCAAAAAGACAAAGCTGGTAGATAAAGACATGAAGGTCAGAGACCTCTTTCGTGATTGCGTCTATCATACCAACTGCAATAGCAAGAAGGGAAAACTCAGCCGAAAACGCAAATTCCTACGCTGGAAAGGCTTAATCTAAAGTTTTTCAGTTCAAGTGTTAACGGATAAAGGATAGGTAGAGAAAATTCTGCCTATCTTTGCGCTATATTATTAATAATGTGTATCAAATATGATTTATAAAATAGTACAAGGCAACGCTTTCAATCTCCATATCTTGGTAAGGAAGATGGATATGTCTAAGGAGTTCAATCGGCTGGTTGACTTCGATATGACTCAGGCATCTGACATTAAGGTGGAACTGCAATGCTGTTTCGATGATTCCATCATTGTGCCAACGTCCATCGGTGGCATCGAGCATAATGTGCTTGTATGCAATATCCCAGCCACCCTAGGAGTAGGCAACTACAATGTAGCCGTTTCATGGACTTATGAGGGTTATGCCATGAAGAGTGTTGAGCGAAACATCTTGCAGATTATTGAGACCAACAAAAGGGTGAAGGTTCCTTGTGGAGTCTTTCAGGGCGAGACGGTTGGCATGTTTGACCTTCGCTACTACATGGTCACAAAGAATCAATCTGATTGCACCTTCGTTTATTCTCTTGACGATATTACACTCTCCAACACGCCAGCTACATTGAAGTTGGGTGAGAAGTTCGAGACAACGCTTACTCCAGCCGAAGGTTTCAATATCGGAATGGTTAAGGTAGTCATGGATGGTGTTGACATCACAAGAGACGTTTACAAGGACGGAAAGATTGAGATTCCAGCCGTGTCAGGTTACGTCAGCATTATGGCTAACGGTGACGATAACATCTACTATTGTGGAGCCACAGCAGCCAAGAATATGTGCCAGTTCAACATGGAAGACCTTACCAAGGTAGTGGGCGACATCGTAGACAAGTCTATCAACATCACCACCACCAAGGAGAAACCATACATCTGGTTCGCCAGCCGTGTTCCAGTAGAGTTCTATCAGTCAGGACTCACCGCATCCCTCTACTCCACCAAGGTAGGAGATATTTACTATTACTGGACTGATGAGTTGAAAGCAGGAGAATATACATATAACGCTAAATTAAAATAATATGGCAAAAGAAGTAACATACAACAACACGCTCGTAAGCGGAACTGCCGATGAGACCTTGACATATACCAGATATATCAAGGATGAAAGTTCGGGTAAATCCGTCAAAGAGTCTCTTGACGAGAAGGTCAATAAATCTGACCAACTCGGTACTACGCAAATTGCCGACAATGCTATCACCAATGAGAAATTGGCAGAACACTCTGTAGATAATTCTAAACTATCTCAGGATTCCGTTTCTTACGACAAAATTCAGAATGGTGGTGTTATAACTGAAAAGATTCAGGATAGAGCCGTAACCACCGAGAAGGTAGAGGAGAAGGCTATCACAAACCCAAAACTGGGAGACCAGTCTGTAGATGGTAGAGTAGTTCGTGAGGCATCCTTGGAATCCAAGCATTTTGCCAACGAGTCAGTAACAACGGAAAAGGTAGCAAGAAAGTCTATCACCAATGATAAGATTGCAGATGGTACGTTGAAAAAGGAAAAACTAGACCCTGAGCTTCGTAAGGCGATAGAATCTGCAACTGGTCTTCCTGATGAACTTGTAGGAATGATTCAGGACGTTGATGAGAATCTAGCCAAGCTGAATGATACGGTATATCCAATCATCTTAGGCTTCACCATCACCCCGAATGTAGGTACGATGCAAACAGAGGTTCGCTATTCTGTTTCAAGCGACAACAAGCCCCTTGTACCTGATACTTCCATCATCAGTAAGCAGATTAACGACAATGCCGCAAAGAATATCTCAACCACTCCATCATCAGGTGGAACCCTATCCACCCCAATCGAAGGAGCAAGAGAAATCTTCAAGTATGCAGTAACCAAGAAGGGCAGAACTGGCAAGAGCACATCACAGACCCGATACCTCTGTTACTCAGGAGGAAATCCAGCAGCCACCATGACCGCAGAAATCCTCAATACGCTCAACAAGGTATCAGCTACAGGAGTATCATTCAATCCAAAAGTAACTACCAAGGATAATGATTACATCTGGCTAGTAGTACCTAGTTATCTCTCAATCACCCGTGTAACCAGTGCAGGATTCGATGTAACTCTTGCTGCTCCTCAGACTATCACAAATAATCTAGGCAGTTTCAAGGCATACAGAACAGCCAATCCTCTCACCGCAGCTACATGGAATTTAGTAATATCATAAACGTATAAAGATTATATAATATGAGTATAAATTTAACAGACGAGCTTCTAGCCAAAACCAAGAAGGGTAAGATTGCCTCTGCTAAGCAAGTGTTTCTTGATGGAGACCAAGAGAACTTGCAACAGATAGGTGAAAAAACACATCAGTTGGAGGATGCTATCAAAGACATCACCGTCTCAGGTGGAGCCTCTACTGCCAATGCCGTATCTTATAACAACGAGACTAGTGGCATGACTGCTATCACCGCCCAAGGTGCCATTGATGAACTTGCTTCAAAGAATCAAGCGCAAGATGCTGCTATTGGTACTAAGGCAGAGAAGTCAGAGGTAACTACAGAACTTGATAAGAAGTTCAACAAGGAAGACATTGCTCAGGATTTTGGTGACTCAAAGGATAAGGTAGTCTCTCAGTTTGCTCTCCCATACCGCTACATTCAGAATGAGGAATTTATCTTTGCCAAGGTAGATGCAAATAATAAACTTCTCTTCGGTATTCAGTGGGATGGTACTCCAGTATTTGGCAAAACAAGTGCAGTAGAGAACAGATTGCAGTCACAAGTAAATCTCTTGGCAGATAAGATTACCGCTATCTTGGGTGATGATAATACTACAAGTGCTATTGATACATTAAAGGAGTTGAAAGGCTTCTTTGCTGGCATTGATAATACTCAGACTCTGACAAGCATTCTTGCAAATCTCAATAGTGTCAGCGCAAAGTTAGGAGAAGACATCAAGAATCTTCAAGACACAAAGGTTGACAAAGAGGAAGGCAAGTCTCTCATCGAAGATGAAGTAAAGGAGTGCTTTAAGGTTATTGAAAATGAAGAGTTCATCCATGCAGTAACAGATTCAGATGAAAGACTTCTATTTGGTATCTACAGAGAATCTGGTAAACCATATTTTCCTTTCAATGAAATGTATCATGTTGCTCAGAATGAAGAGTTCTTTGCTGCATGGCTTGATGCAAATGATAAGGTTCTTCTTGGTATCAGAAGAGACGGACAAATCATTGGTGAAATCCATGCGGTAAATGCCTTGAAACAAGTTATCTCTCAGCTTCAATCAGACCTTGCATCATTGCAGGAAATGGTAGGTACAACAGATACCAATCTCAAAGAACTTCTTGATATTTTCTCTTTGCAGGAGAATCCTGAGTATATGGCAGTAGAGAAAGATGCAGACGGAAAGGTTCTGTCTGCTACTTACAATGATGGTAGTCATTATATCCACAATGCTAAGTCTGAGACTATCCCAGAAGAGTTTGAGCATATTGAAGACCCAGAGGAAAGAACCGAAATTACTATGGATGCTGATGGCAAGGTATTTGGTTATAGGGATTCTGAAGGTACTCGTCATGAGCATAAAATGAAAGTCGACAATCTGAATGTTGATAATTTAAATTTGGGAAGTAACGCACAGAAAGATGTGTTAGATTTCATAAACTCACAGCCTAAAATTGTGAATGTTAGAAAATGGCATTTACCAAATTATGGTATAGTGAACATTAAGCAGGAAACCTTTTTCCTTACTGCCAATGATGGATATTCTGACAAGACAGGCATTTATCCAATAGTTATCAATGAAGATACTCAGGAGAATGCACAGAAGGCTCTCACAGTATTGCAGTTCTTTGTTAAGTCAACGTTAAAAGACGAAGGAAATGGAGTTTATTCTAAGCTGGATAACAGTGTTGGGTTAGACTTTTATGTTCCATCAAAAGTAACATTCGTAAATGAAGTTCCTTATGTAACAAGTTCTTTGACTAAGAATGAACTTGATGGAACATATAGTGTTAATGAAACAAGTATAAAAGTTACCAAGATAACAGATACTCCTACAATAGGTGCATGGTCAGTAGATAAGAAAACTGAACATCAGTGTGTTGTAGATATTGACTTCGGTCATTATCTAAAAGGGTCTTTTTATATTGGTGTGAAGTATCAAGGTTCTTCAACTCTCTATAAAAGAAAGCGAAACTTTAGATTTACTTTCTACAAAGATTCAGGTTTCTCTAAGAAAGATAAGTTAAAGATTGGCGAAATGGTACGTACTAGTGGCTTCAATTTGAAAGCAAACTATACAGACCGGTCTAGAGTAAAGGAATTTATTATGAATAGAATCTTGATGGATATTTGGGAACATCGGGAGAATTATCATAATTATCCTTGGAATAGTGAGAATGAACCTTATAGTGGAGCAACTGGCATGATTAAAGGATTCCCTATAAGAGTGAATATTGGTGGTAAGTTTTATGGTCTTGATATTTTCGGCTTAAAAAAGGATGAAAAGAACTATCTTCTTGATGGGGATGCTAGTGGTATGATGGTTAGTGGAACAAGAGGTAATGCAAATGACCCTAACAACTGGACTGCTGCAAAGCCAGAAGATTGGGAAGACGAAATGAATGATGAATTGACAGAATCAAACAAGCAGGCGTTGACTGATTTCTTCTCCTTTATCAATTCTGAAAATTTCACTAAAGATAATGTACCACAAAGAATGTCTGTAATAGATTGGATTGATTATTTTATCAACCTGCAAGTATTCTTGATGAGAGACAACACTTGCAGAAATATGATACTGTACACAGGCAGTGATAAAAAGATATTCTATCCTTTCTTTTATGACTTGGACTTGTCTTGGAATTTTGATTCAACAAGTTCAAATCTCGACATTATGACAAACTCTTATGCTGCTGATATGAGTTTATGGGAGAATTTCAGAACTTTATATAAGGATGAAATATCAAACAGATATGCCTATCTAAGAGGTACTGTATTGAATATTGATTATATCAATACTATCTATCAAGAGATATTGTCTGCAATTCCACAAGAAGATATTAACGAGGAAAAGAAAAAATGGGATGCAGGAAATGTTTCTTATATGGAAACCTTGATAAATGTATTGAATAAGCGATTTGATTGGTTAGATAAAGAATATTTTAAAGTTTAATTAAATTTTACATTAATATGGGAAAATGTTTAGTAACAAAATTAAATGGTGCCGTAACTAATGACAAGTTACTCCACATAGGAGAATGTGTTATCGGTGTAGAGAGTAGTTCGGCAGATGAACTTCTTTTTCAAGTAAACCTAGGCAACTCAGAGTATTATTGTGAACAAACTCATAAGTTAGGTGAAGAAAATGTAAGTGGAGGCGTAAAGAAAGTTGTAAATGACTGGAAGGATTTGAAATCTATTTCTGCTGGTTTATATAGATTTCATTTCTTGGGCAAGTATAATATTAACGGATTACTTAATAAAAACAAAAAAGGTATAAATGAAATTAATCAATTTACCTTTTTAAATAATATCACTCAAGTAGGATTGAACTTAAATACCGAATTTCCATTGGATGCATTAAAACCGTCAACAGGTTTAAAAATAATTTCACTTAAAGGTAACGTTACAGGTGATATTAGTAGTCTTAAAAATATGACTGCTGTTACAAGCCTTACAGTTAATTCAACTAACATTACAGGTGATATTAGTAGTCTTAAAAATTTGACTGCTACTACAAACTTGATAATTAATTCAACTAACGTTACAGGTGATATTAGTAGTCTTAAAAATTTGACTGCTCTTACAAACTTATCAGGTAAGTTTTTCATAAATGGAAAAGCAGAAGAACTGAGAATGTTACCAAAACTAGAGACGTTTGATTGTGAGAACGCTGTTAATAACGGTGATTTTGGAGATATAGCTTTGCTTCCTGTAAATTTTAAATATTTGAATTTAGGAAAAAATGCTTCTATTTCGTGGTCTTCAAGACCAAGCACATCAAAAATCATCGGAATTTTAGGGTTACCTACACTTAGCAATATTGACAAGATGCTTCAAGACCAAGCACAGTGTGTTACTGGCATAACTAGTTCTACTCCTGAGTATATGAAATCTATCACTGCAACTGGCACTCGTACCTCAGCATCAGATGCAGCAGTACAGACTTTGCAGAGTAAGGGATATACGGTCTCTATCACTCCTGCATAAGGCATCATAAGTTTAACAATAAAAAGAAAGGAAACAAGATATGAATAAGTTAACAAAGAAGTATAAGGTAGTACATGAGGGAACTAAGATGGTGTTTCCACTTACAGAGGAAGGTGACAATGCTGAGGTATTCCCAGCAGTAGATGCAACCGCAGTAGAGTTTGACACATACCAAGAAGCTAAGGCTTACGTAGATGAGCACAACTTGGTGTATGAGGAGCCAAAGTATGGGGAGTAAACCATATAGATAAAGAAGAAGGGTGAGTCGAAAGATTCACCCTTTTCTTATGCTGAAAGTAGAAACAACAACATTAATCATACACCTTAAAGAACTTCTCGCACAAACTCCCCATCATATAGCATGGTTCTTCGCTCAGCATATCAATTCCATCCTGCTCACAGATATGCGCTACCACATGAAGAAGCTCATGACCTATTGTGTTGATGATGCTGCCATCAGATTTACACTCCCCAATGGCAAGAACACTCCTTCTTTCTGATAGGTTGGAATAGGTAAGCCCCCTATCTCCACTCGATAAAGACAGATGTTTATATGCTTCCGATAACGGATTTCCGTTGCAGCCAATATCCGAAAGAGCATGGCATATCTCATCGGCATCAGGCGGCTGATAACCTATGAAACACACTATGCTCCAATCGTACTTCGGGAGTTCAATCACTCTTCTCATCATAGCACATCTTCCCAAGGGATAGGCACACCATTATGGCAGCAGTCGGCATAGAATCGGTTGAAGATGAAACCATCCTTCTGGTCGGCATCATCCACCATATCCTTGATAAACTGGGCTAGCTGCTCCTCATCCTTGATGGAAGACTTGTAGAAGTCTGCCCTCGCCATATTCGCCACATATACATGGTCGTAGCCTATCTTATTCTTTACCTCAATTCCCTGACCAAGCAGCAAGGCATCCACCTTCTCCTTATCCCAAAACGAGACACTTACATCACGCTTGGAGGAAGGGTCATACTTGTACATCAGGCTCACCGCCCACTCGCACATCTTCTTGCTGAAATGATAGCCATTGTATCTGAGATAAGAAACCATTCCCTCAGGTTTGAGGTCATACATATCCAATGGCATTCTGCATTTTCCCATATTGCTGAATATTAAAGGGAGTCTGGTCACGACATAAATGTCGCTACCAAAACTCCCAAGTTAAACACTAGCGACCGCCACCATTGTAGCCGCCACCACCTCTTTCACCATAGCGGTTCGGGTAGTTCCAATCATCGTTGACGTTGTTGAATCTACGTCTGTTCTCACGCTCTTCACGTTCCTCACGCTCTCTTCTCCAATCGTCACGATAATCAGGCATACGCTCACCCATACGCTCCTGCTTCATCTTTTTCAGACAAGACATAGCCTTGCTTCCAAAACCAAGCATAGACTCGATGTTGTCATACAAATCATCGAACTTATCTTCTGTAATCTCAATCATTACCATAATCATAAGATATTAAAGTGAATAGATAGATAGAAGATTACTTGCTCATGGTCTGCTGGAGCCATCCCATCATCTTGTCAATCTTGCCCTCAATACCTGAAACCTTACCTTCCAGTTTATTGATTTTCTCGGTCTGTTCCTTCTCCTTGGCTATCTGGGGGTTGAGTTGCTGTAGCATTCCCTCACAAGATTCTACTACCCTCTTGTTGTAATCTACGCTCTCCAGTATCGCCTTGGATTGTCTCAGCATGGCATCTACCTCTGCACTCATGGCATCCTTATTGTCGCTAACCACAAGATTCTTGTCGTTGGCTATCTGTCCGTTTGCTGGCAGTTGCTTGAAATCCACTTCCTCATCACCCAGCTTCACCCTTACGTCCACTACGGTCTCCATAGGCTGAGGAGTAAAGCCGTTATTAAAGGTAGGGTATTTCGTCTGAGGATTGCTTACTGAAACCACCTGACCGATTCGCAAGTTCGGGTTTTCACCCTTATCGAGCACATAGAATAAAGAATTTGTTCGTAGTCCTTGAAACATAATGTAATCTCCTATTATCTATTCTTGTTAAACAATACCCGACATCATCTGTAGGGTGTTAGTATCTCTCTCAAACCAGAACTGATAAACACCAGTTCCCTGCACGTCTGCAACCGTCAATGGTGCGCCATTATACTTGGTCACAGCCTGTGTCGCTCCGTTGGTCTCGAAAAGGATAGGCAGCGTACCTGTCGTTCCAGTCGGAATAGCCTGCATCAGGTTCACGAAAATCGTTCCTCTGTAGCTGGCATTCACGAAGGCGTGGTTTTTGAACGAGAAAACAACATTGTTGGTGTTCACAACCACGCCCGTTGAAGCGATAGCTGCCGAACCATTACGATTCACCCATGTAAATGGTCTTAACCAAAACATAGCAGCCTCCTTTCCTTATTAACCCCAGAATCCTGCATTGTTAGCAGCATTCAAACCATACAAGCCAGCCTGATAAGCAACGCAGTTAGGAACCGCAGTAAATGGGCTGTAAGGAGTAGTCACGGTCTCAGGCAACTTACACTTGATACCAGCCACCTCGTTCTGCAAGCCAGCCAATACCTGATTGATAGGAGCCACAGCCTGACCAACAATCTGAGAGGTCATAGCAGAAGACTTGAAGGTGCTGTTCTCCTCACGAAGAGCATCAATCTTGTTCTGTAACTCTCTCATTTCAGCTTGCTTTTGTCCGTCAACGATAGTCTGAGTACTCTCCTTGATAGCGTTGTGCAAGTCACAAGTCTGTCTCTGAGTCTCGTAAGCTACGTTGGCGAAGCCACGCTCCTGACCAGTAGCTACATTGTTGATTGCATTCTGCAAGGTTCCAGTCTGCTGGCAGATAGCCAAGCGATTCTCGCAGCAGCAGTTTGCAATCTGCTGAGCAATCTGCATATTACCCTGCTGCAAAGCATTGATGGTCTGCATACCGCTCATACCAACCTGATTACCTACACTCTGTACCTGAGAGGTCAAGGCAGAAATGGCACTCTGAATCTGACCTTCGGTACAGTTCAACTGAGTAGCCAAGTTGCTAAGCGCATTACGGTTGCCACCGATGGCATCCATCAGGAGACCACGACCATAGTCATTATTAATCTCGTTTGCGAGACCACCACGACCATTATTGCCGAAACCTCCCCAGCCGTTACCTCCCCATCCCATGAGGAAGAAAAGGAAGATTACCCACATGAACCATCCACCTTCGCCACCGAAACCATTGTTTCCCTTCATGGCAAAAAGGACATTTGGGTCAACACCCTGCTTCTGAAGCAGAGGCGCAAGAAGACCGAGCATCCCATTGTTAGATGTTGAGCCTTCGTTTCCGAATACATACGTTTTACTTTCCATATTATCCTGAAATCTTTTTTTTGTTAAACACTAAATTATGATTCTCACTTTGTAACGTTACGAGCACAAAGATACGAATAATATGGATAGAGATTGATAAACTCGTAAAAGATTATATAAGTGTATGAATAGCAAAGATTTATGGTTACGGAAAAGGTCGTAAATATACAGGAGGGGCGATTGTGTCTCTCCTATATATATAATGTGTAGCGATTGCTAAAGGTGGATGCCGTACTTTCGTGATAGCTTGTGGAAGAAAGCCTTCTTGTTGGCAAAGTATCGGATAAGCGACTTGTTCCACTTCTTCTCATGCCCGAACTGGTCATGAATGCCTTCGGGTATCTTGCCATCGTGAACATACTTTTCAAAGGATGAGATAGACTTTCCCATTTCGTGAGCACACCAGCCCTTGTTGGCTTGCGTATCATTCATCATGGCAGTAAGGAGTGCCACAAGTTCCATATCATTCTCTGATAGACCGCAAGGGATAGGCTTGCCTTCCGCTTGGGCTACTGCTGATTCATGTGCCTTATCTGCGAGAGCACGAAGTCCAGCTTCGATGATGCTGTAATTTACTAATTGCGACATAAGCATATATAATTAAAATAAGTGTAATCAGGAACATATCACAATAGTACATCTGATTCGTGACAACGATGGAACCATACATGACGTGAATCACATTGACTCCTGCAATATAGAGAATCGGGATTCGCCACTCTACACACAATCGGTGCAACACCTGACCCTTCCAAAGAGAAATCGGGTATAGGATATAAGTGATGAAGTAGAAGAACCAGATAGGTTCCTCATTCTCTTCGTACCATAGTGTTATCTCCATTTTGTTGTCATAGAACTGCGATAAACCATACCATCGCATAAGCATGACCAAGATAGGCGCATACTTGAAATAGAGTAAGTCAGTCTTAATCTTGCTGCGTTCAGGGAGAAGTTTTGTAATCTCTCCAATTAGCTTCTTGACTCGTAGGTCTTCATCTTCATATTTTTTCATAAGCCTTCATTTTTAAGTTTATAATGATTGGATAATCTTTTGCTGATGTAATCACCTGAGATTCAGATATTCTTAGATGCTGCAAATATAAAAAGAAATAATGGGAACATAACAGTTTAGAATATTTTTAATAGTTAAACTTTATAAAACTTACAGATTGATATATTTACACAAGAAATAGTGGTAAAAAGTTTCATATTGAAAGCAATTATCCCCCGAAAGCCTAGCACTTTCAGGGGATAGTCATATATGTATTACTTCTTAGCCTTCGCCTTCTGGTTATCTTACCTTGGATTGCAGTTCACTAAACTTCTCTCGCTCGGCACGAATCTGTTTCAGGATTGTCTGCTTGGCATCATATCCGTCAGCAGAAACCAGTTTTTCCTTCAACTCCTTCATCTTCTTGCCATACGTGGTATATTCAGATTCCAAATCCTTGTATGCCTTGAAGTTTGGATGCTTACTCATAAAGATGTACTTCATTGCATCTGTCTGATTGTTGTACTCATCATTCAGGGCAGCGTATCGCTTGTTGAGCACCTTATTGTAGGTACTGATAGCATTATCTTCCGCCACATCAATAGACATCTTTACTGCATCGTAAGCTTCTTCGCTAGGCTCCTTACCCTTCTTCTCTTGATTCAGACCTTCCTTAGCTATTTGCTCGTCAGCAGCAGCATTGGCATCCTTGGCACGTTTCTTTTCAATCATATCCTTTAACTTAGGGTCAGAAGTAGTATCAAAGAACTCATCAGCCTTCTTCTTGTTATACTCGTCCCACTTATCCATCTTATCTTTGATTTTCTTTTCAAAAGACTTCTGATACTTGTCAACATAACCATTGAAGGTCTCGGCATCCATACCAATCTGAGATAGGAGATTGTCACGATTGATTTGTCTCTCGGCATATCTCTTCTCCAGTTCTGCCAATGGGATTTTCTTGATGTCTCCACTCTTCAATCCCAGTTCATCCATATACAACTCACGGATGCTTTCCTCAGGAGCACTGATAGCCTTCAAGATACCTATCTGCCATTCCTTAGCCGTATTACCATTATCATAGTCTGCCTCAGCGAAAGCCTGATATAATGCTCCCACGGTCTCAGGATTGAATCCTATGAGCGATTGAACTCCAAGCATACCCAACTTATTTGCTACAGAATACCACTTCTGGTTTCCTACCATCGAATAGATGTTTGCCAAGTCTGATGTGGCAGGATTGATGTATAGGTTCTGATACCTGAACACCTCTGGGTCAAACGTTGGTTTGCCATCCTCCACCTTCAATCCTGCATTGAGAATGTTCGATGCAAACGGAATCACATAGTTGTCGGACAAAGATGTGGCGAATCCTTTGAGCACAGCTTCCTCTATCATATCATTCTTCTTATCATCATCATCGCCAGTGAGCAAGTAAGGAAGTACCTTATATAAAGCCCAAGAGACAGGAACGAGAGTAGCGAAGTTAATCAATCGCCCGATGCTCTGTCTGAAAGTTCTGTTATATGTAGCCTTGGCTATAGCCCTTGCAGTATTCTCGTCAAGTCCATCCTCTTCCATGATTTGTCGGGTCATAGACTCAATAAGCGTAGTCTTATGCTTTCCGCCCCAGAAGTCATAGGTTCTCGCCAGTCCTCGGCAAGCCTCAATCTGCATACGACCATAAGCGTAGTTGGCATTCTTGAAGAGTGAGAGAGCGGCAGACACATAGGTTCTATCCACCTGCATAGGCGATAAGTACATACCACCAGAAGACTGCTGTGTCTTGTTGTATGCAGCCACAGCCTTATAATAAGCCTTCTCCTCAGCCTTCTCCTTTGGATAGCCTAGTTTGGTCAGGCGGTTCACCTCTGTTTCATAAACTGAGCGAGCACCTACAGCACAAGTTATTCCATCCACAAGGATATTTGGAGCCATACCTATCTTGGATATAGTCTTAGTCCAATCATGCCACTTTTCCAGTTCATCAAGATACTGCCTCAGTTTCACATCGCCATAGGTCATATTCTCAACGCGCTTTCTGAAATCAGGAATATTCTCCATCGCCCACTTCCATGAGCCGTAAGGGTTAACTCCATTCTTCACGAATCGTGTAAAGTCACACTCTGGAAGGAACACCGTTGCAGACTGACTCTGCTTGATGGCAGTCCATAAGCGACCCGAAATCTTAGCGACAGCGATACCACCCATGGCAGCAGCAATCCTGCTATCCATCATACCAGCATTCACCTTTGGCTTGTATGTGCCAGCAGCAATCTGTGCGGTCTGCTTGAACTCATCCCACAAGGTCTTACCACTACCATAAGCCACGGAACTCATATTCTGTACTTGGTTTCTGAAATGGGTGTAAGACAACAGCGTATTGATGTCTTGTCTGAATGGCAGCATAGCCGACCACTCCTCCATTTCCTGCAAATGGTTGAAGGCAACCTCAAAGGCATCAGCATTCTCAATATCAAGAGGAATTACATTCACCCTACGAGTAACAATAGCACCAGTAGATGTACCAGCCAACTGACTAATTGCATCAGAATCTTGATTCACATCTTCCTTAACGTTTCTTGCTCGGTTATTGATGGCAAGAGGGAAATAGTTCTCCACCTCCTTCATAGGAGCACCGAAGTACTTAGTATGAGTAGCTTGGTATCTTCTCTGACATTCAGGAAGGTATTCATCCTGCAACCACTCACCCATAGCCTTCACTCTTGGGTCAAGGTTTTCCTCGATTGCAGCCACATCTTCCTCTGTGATACCCATAGCACGGAGTTTCATTTCTCCATCAGTCTCCTTATTGACCAGATAGATATAGAGCATCTGACCTTGTTTCAGATGGATGGTTCGCTTACCAGTCTCCTTGTTGGAGTAGTCAGTAACCTCAACGTCCATTTCCTTCATATCTTTACCATCAATACCTACAAGATTCATAAACTTATTCTTGCCGAATAGTTCCTTGGTCTTCTCATCAAGGGCATTGCGGTTCATTTCATTATATAGCTGTTCCTCATCAAGAGCATCTTGGTTCAGTTTCGTGAAGTAGTTGTACAATCGACCCTCGCCATTTGCAGCTTTCTTACCGAAGAACTTCAAGAACTGCTCAAAGGTATAGGTAGAAGAGAATACTGCACGCTGCAAGTCATTGTTCACCAGTTTCTTCTTGGCTGTTGTAGTATCATAATAGGTAGAATCCACACCTTCCAAATCCAAGTTGGCACGATACAGAATTTCGTTCTTGTGCTCGGCAATCTCCTCTCGGAACTCCTTTGCCCTACCCTTACTCTCCTTCACCATTCTTTGAATGTTATTCAGAAGATTCTCGTACATGGTAATGCGGTCAAACTTATTCTCAAAGAGCTTCTTTTCCAAAGACTTCAACAAATCCTTGTCTTCCTTGGTAGCATCCTTCTTATTCTTCAACTCGTCAATCTGTCTCTTCAACTCGGAAATATCAGCATCATTGCCACCAATCTGCTGCTTATACATGATTGCAGCCTGAATGCCAGCCAGTCTGTAGTCATTCATTTCCACATTGTCTTCATTCTTGGCTGAATCTTCCTCAATGTTTGCGATATAGTTATTCAGAGACTTATCATCCATATTGATAGCCTTCTTGTACTCGCTCATGAAAGCCTGACCCTTGGCATCAAGAGAACCCATCTTAATCACACCGCTCTGGTCTGCCCTTGCGCCCTTGGTATTGATAAGGTTGTCGTAGGCAGTAGAGAGACGGTTGAGATAGTTTTCAGCAAGGATTCCCATAGCCTTGTCAAGGTACTTCTTCACGTCATTGGCTCCAGTGGCATTCTTGGCAGCAGAGAGAAGATTGCCCACCTTACCCCTGCTCAATCCGTCACCCCATCCGATGTTGAGCATCTTTCTTACAAGGTCAGATACCGCCTTAACCGTTCTCTGGTCATAGTTCTTCTGATTCAGAACCGCTCTTCTGATATTGCGAAGCTGCTTGTTCATATCCTCCAAGTCAACGGACAAATCAAAGTCCTTTGGCTTTGGAGCAGACTTCCAGAGTACCTTCTTCTTGTTGTACTCTTCCAAGTCTTCGGAATAACCAATTTCACTTGAATAGTACTCACGATGAGGACGAACTGGCGGATAAGCATCAGGAGACAGACCATTGTCAGCCTTCCACTTGTCAAGTGCATCTTGGAATCCTGTCTGCTTAGGAGCTGTCTTCCACAAGTTCTGATTGCGAGTCCACTCTACCATTCTATTGGCGTAATCAAAGATATTTTCGCCTTCCTTCATAATTGGTTTCTCCATAGGAACAGCACCCTTTTCTAAATGGTTCTTCTCCATCCACTCCTCCATCTGCTTGTCGTAAGGAGTAGAGCCACGCAAGGAGAACTTTGTATTGCCATCCTCGGGAGTTGGTCGCAAGGTATTCTGCACAAGAGGAGCAATAACGTGCTCGGTTAACTGGGTCGGGATTCCGTTGCCGATAATGGTATGGCTCAGACTCTCAGAGAATGGCATCTTGTAATCATCGCTCACTCCAGATACTCTAGCGAGCACTCTTCCCATGGCACGATAAACCTTACCATCAGGCATCACAATCACGTCACCGCTCTTGGTTCTAAGTGTTGGCAGCAGTTCATCAGCAAAAGCATGAGGAATCTTGCCGTCAGCGTAGGCACTACCCATCACATACAATGGCTTATCAATGTTTCTCCAGTCAATACCATCAGCCTTCAAGCGGACATCCATCCAATTAGCAACACCATTCTTCTTCTCTGTTAGGGTCGGGATAATATCAGCCACAGCTTCATACCATCCGCTCTTGTGTTCCATCTTCTTTGGCTTAGCAGGGAGTTTACCATCACGAACAGCACGGACAATCAATCTCTCTCGGTTAGTATATCCGCCAAAGTCAGCAGCGTTATAGACATCTGCATCCCAAGTATATCCGTTGGCATCAAGCGCATCCGTGATAGTCTTCATGGCATCCGAATCCTTATATCCCTTCACATTCTCAATAGTCACCACCTTTGGCTTAACCGCATTGATAAACTCCGCTGTACTAGCAGCAGTCTCCTTGTCAAGTTCAACCTCGGCATGGTTATTCTTCGCCTGAGAGTAGTTCTTGCAGACTGGGCTAGCATGGAAATACTCCACCTCACCATCTATCTGCTTAACCAAATCCTTAGGGTCAACGTCACGGACATCAGCAGTAACGATGTGCTGCCCGAAGTTGTTGCGATAAACACCGCTTATCTTCTCGTCATACTCCACGGCTACCACTGGGTCGATGATACCCTTCAAGCCTTCCTCAACAAGACCGCCACCGCTAAAGTAGGTTCCAGCCTTAATGAGAGTGCCATCAAGGTTCTTCAAGGAGAACTTAGGGTCACGCTCAATAGCTTCTGCAATATGTATAGCCTTTTTGTTGGCTTGTTTCCATCCCTCTGGTTTCGCCATCATAGATTTCAGAGAGAAACGGATGTCATTATTGTCGGCAGAGAAATCGCCATTGTTATTCTCGGCAGACTTGATTTGGTTAGATTTGAACACAACGTAATCATCCGTTGTATCTTGCATCGAACCGTAATCAACACCATCTTTGATGTTTTTGAAGATAACTCCATCATATCCATTCTCCTCTGCCCAGTTAGCCCAATCGTATGTGTCCATCGTTTTCCCATCATGTTTAATAGAATTGTACAAGCTTCCCTTACAATCTATAACAAGTGGATTCTTTGCACTCAGATATACAGCATAGTTATTATAACCATACTCATAGGCATTATCCTCACTACTATTAAAGAACAGACCACTATTAGGAAGTCCATCTACCTCTCTTTTGAACACCGTAAACGGCTCATGAGACGTATCATACATTTTAGTCTTTTCATTCCATACGCTTGTAGTTTCATCATTTGTTGTTCCATGATAAGCTACAAGAGGTTCACCATTCTCATCTACCACCTTGGAAGCATTCTCAGGGTCATTCTCCCAGTCTCCGAACCAGTTCTTGAAGTTGGTAGTACGGACGGTTGCCCATTGTTCTGCATCCAGTTTGGTTTTCTCACCATTAGGAGCTATCATGTATGTTCCGTTTGCCTTGGCATCAGCCACAATCTTCTCCTTCTCATCTTTCAGCGAGAAGCGGATATTGTCGCTACTATTGATAGCTTCATTGAAGGCACGACTGCGGTCACCATCCTTTTTCGGGTCGTAGTCATACATTGGCAAGCCAGCATCCGATATACCCTTACGTACATCATCGCCCAAATTGTTTGGAACTACAGCAGCAGCAAACTCATTAAGACGCAAAGGTCTGTTGTACTTAGTCTCAAAGTACGCACTCTTCAACTCTGTCTGTACTGCATTCTTCAAGGCATCCAGTTTCTTCATGAAGGTAGGAGTAAGGGTAATTCCATATTCTTTCTTGGCATACTTCTTAGGGTCAGACTGCAATACAATATCGTGAAGTCTCTGCTCTCCATAGAACACATCATTATACAAGAACTTGGCAAGGTCATAATAAACCCCATTCCATTTCTCGTAAAACTCTTCCTTATCCTTATTAGAAGACAACTTATCCTTGTTGGCACGCATTTCGTCTGTAGAATCAACACGACTAGCCAACTTTGCGATAAAGCTACCAAACGAGGTATATTCACTTCCATTGGTCTGCCCATCTGCTTCTTCCCTCATAGCCTTTGAAACATTTTCAAGAGTCTCAGGCACATACTTTCGGGAACCATCCTTAGTATAGCCACGGAAGATACGGTTCTTCGTTCCGAACTCATCCAGTTTGTTCTCCTGCCATCTGATGTAATCATCATAAAGACCATTCTTGTTGACGTAATTACTAGCCTTCACCTTAGACAGATAGAAGTCATACTTTTTGGTATCGTTGTGCTCCTTCACAATATCCTCAACAACCTTCTTCACATCTTTTTTTCTTGGACTGCCGTCCTTGTTAAGCAAGGTTGGCGCATAGTCACGCTCAAAGATTTCCTTAGTCTGTTTTCTTACTTGTGGATTGATAGGGCTAGCCTTAACACCAGTCTCCTTATACATCTTTCTTCTTACCTCCAAAGAAACCTTTTCCCAAGTAGGATGGATGATGGCATGCTTAGCCAGACTTGTAACCTTTTCATTCAGTTCAGGGTCAGTCTTCATACTATTCAGAATATCCTCGGCAGTAGGATGGTCGCTGATAATTTCTTTCCAGCGATAATCAATTCTAGAATCATACTCCTTAATATCAATACCCTTTTCCTTCAAGTACATCAATTCCCAAGCAGGAGCATTATTGTTGCTCAGCGCATCCTCTGCCTGTCTCTTAATCTCAGCCTTAGCTTCACTTGGGTATTCAAGGCTATCAACCCAGTCTTTAAACTTCTGACTTCCCTTTTCACTCATTTCACGCTCAATAGAAGGGTATCGCTGAGTGTAGGCATCAGTTATCCAAGTGCCACCAGTATTGCCAGTACGCTTATCCAAAAGGGCAGAAGGAGCGATGAAGGAAATCTCTCCAAAGTTGTCGTGACCAGTCTTGTTGGTATCAATCACAGCCAAAGAAGGATTGGCAAAGCCACCCAGTTTCAAAGCCTTTCTCAGCTTCTCCTCAGTAATGTTATGCACTCCTGCAAGAGTTTTTTCATCCTTCAATGAAAACTTTTCGCCATTTTTCTTGGCAGTTTCAAATACTTTTGCTATCTTTGCAACCGTAATAGAGTTGTTGGAATTGAGGGAAGGGGTCATGGTTACGCCTTCATTTTTACCGTCCAGCAGCTCTATTTTTGTTGCTTCATAGCTATAGAGCTTCTTGTTTTCTCTAGTTTTAACGTTTTCTTTCAGCGTAATCTTTACTCCATAAACCTTACCACCTATGTTTACAGCACCAAAACATCTGTGAATCATAACATCTGGATTGATACCGAATTTCTCACTACGGACATTGTTCACCTTCTTACGGTCTCCATGCTGATAGGCATCAACGCTTTCACGAAGCACAGAAGGAAGCACCTTTAATACACTCATGTGTACATCTTTGCTTATGCTTTTATCAATAGCCTTCTCCGATAAATACTTACCAACAGCAGTATTACTGATATTAATCTCACCCTTGCCGCCAGTTTCTTCATCATTGTAAGTTCTAACAATATTCTTCTTAGCCCATTCTCTTGCCTCAGCATAGTTCTTAAAGCCATGTTCCTCATCAGCATCCACAATATTTACTGGAGTATTTGCTATCTCAGGAGTCAAGCCATCTTTCTTCAACGAGAACTTAGTATGACTAGTAATCTGGGCATTGTTCTCATCAAAGATAACATAGTTCATCTTTCCTTCCTTGTTGCCGCCAGTATTACGCTGGGCGATAACCTTCACACCAACAAAGCCAGCCTTGGAGAGAGCCATTGATGTTTTCTTGGAAGCATATTTACTATCTATAGCATAATATGCGTCTTTGCCAGTCAATGGGTTATTCTCTTTCTTGCGATTCTCCAACATTCCATCAGCCCACTCCTTATAATAAGCCCTATCAGACTCAGGTACAGCAGAGAGTAAAGCCTTTTTCCACATATCAATCTGCTTGGCATTCAAAGGCTCATCCCATCCAAGATAGTTGTCACCAGTATCATCAGGAATATCAACAGAGTAGAGGTTGCGTGGTTTCTCCATGGAATCCAACTTCTTCTGCAAAGCGTCAACCTTATTTTTTACATCTTTGATGTCACTTTCCTTAGTTTTTATACTCTGCTTATATCTTTTAACCTGTTCGCTATAATACTCAACATCAGATTCATACATATCAACACCTAAACCAGTGCCACTTTCCTTTGCCTTTGAAAGTTCTTCCTTAGCCTCATCAAGTCTTGACTGGTACAAATCTACATAGGATTTTGCATCTTTCAACTCATCCTCCAATAAATCAAGACCAGACTTGGTATCTATCAAATCCTGTGCGACAGTATCATAGTCCTCATTAATCTTGAAGTCAGAAGGATTCAAATCTTTCAAAACTTTCAACTCATCTTGAACTTGTTTGGCTTTCATCTTCGCAAATGGGGTGTCGCCAACGGATGCAAGTTTCTTCTCATCAGCATCTATCATCTTTGATATAGCCTCTTTTGCGGAAATATTAAACTTATCCATATCAAGGGCAACTTGATAGATAATTGATGGAGTTTTATACGTCATAGGTTTACCTTGATACATCAGTCTTGAAGGCGCATTCTTTTTTGCATTTGCCTTGGCATAAGCCTTGGCGATACCTTCCACCTCGCTCACATAAGTTCCCCAGCCATAAGCCTGAGCACCCTCACCACTACCCATGAAGGAGTGGTCGAACTTGTCAAACGATGCTTGGGAGCCATGATAGGTCTTGATGGAGAACTTAGGAGCATCAGCTATTTCCTGATTTATGCTATCCACAACATCATCAGTAACAATATCGCCCTCCTGAATCTGCTGAGGTTCACGACCAGCGTTCTTCACAAGTTCCGCTTGCTCTGCTCTGGTTAAGATACGGTTCACCTTCATCGCACCAGTAATCACCCAAGGGTCAGTCTCAGGGTTCGGGTTGGTACGATACATATAATAGCCATCAGTAGGCAGATGTTTCAAGCCAGCGAGTGAATGCTGATACTTGCCCGATGGATTGATACCCTCTTGGCGAGCTTCCTCCTGATAATCTACATCAGCAGCATACTCCACCTCAGCGAAGACGAAGTTCTTAGGGAAGAGAGTCTTGTTGCCCTCAGCATCCTTGCGGTTGAACTGGATAGCATAAGGCACTACTCCAAGATGCCAGCCTGGTCTATAGGCTAGCTTACCACTACCGCCTTGTGTACCCTTGCCGCCCTGCTTAACCTGAGGTCTGCCAGTCTTGCTTTCTCCTGCAATAGGAGCCGCATCAGCATCGAGCCACACACCAACAGGAGTAGCAGCACCATTAGGGTTCGCTACCATTGGTGGATAGAGTTTGCCATCCTTCAATACGAACACCTTATAGCCGATACCCTTCTTCTTAGGTTCAGGCTTTTGACGGAGAGAGAAGGAAACATCTTCACCAGTCTCAGAGTTCGTTATCTCGCCCTTGGCAGTATCAACGTATGCCTTTTCAACGATACGCTCCAAAGCATCTACAGACTTGTAGAAGTCTCCATATAACAGACTCTTTATCTTCTGTATAGCATGAAGAATCGTTGCCAATACAGGATGACTAAGACGAAGAGAGAACTTCTTTGCCAAGTCGTAGTCGTTAATAAACTTTCCTATGTTATCAGCAACAACCTCCTCAACAAAATCATCTACATTGTTATATCCTTTATAACCATGATAGCTTTGATAAACCTTTGCTAAGTCTTCCTCAAACTCCTTCTTAGTTGTTACTGCCAAAGCAACCTTAACAAGTTCTTTGTATGCCTCAGGATTCTTTTGCTTGATGGCATGAGTCATTTCGTGACCAAAGACACACTGGATAGCATTCTTTGCGTCTAGAGCAAGATACATAGTTCCATTTTCTACCCAACCATTTAAATTTGCGCCCATATAGAGGAATTGAACCTTCAATCCCATCTTCTTACATAATTCCTTAATAGCCTTGTGTACGTGTTCAGGCATATCAATATCCAAGATGTCCTTATCATCCACCTTGTTGTCATTGATAAGTCTCTGTCTGTCTTCATTGTCGTTTATATCATACATCTCTCCACTATTTTTTCCTTCGACTTTAAACGGAACTTTATCTTTGCTTAGTTGCTTGCCCAGCGGTTTATCATCCGTTGCATCCTCAGGAACCTCAATAGTATCACTACCCTCCCTTAACTTATCAGGGAACTTTGTCTGCTCAGGAGAATTTATATTCTCATTTATATTGTCATTTATCTTCTCATTCTCCTCATCATTATACTCATCAGAGTTATATCTTTCACCTTCCTCAATTCGAGATTTGATGATGCCAGCCACCTTTTCCACATTATCCATGGTAATTTGTGGCAGCACCGAGGCAGGATTTACACCATCATATTGTGATACGTTTCTGTAGTTATTATCCAATGGTTTCAATCGGCTACTCCACTCACTACCCTTGTCAGCATAAATCCATCCATGACCATTGTCCTTGAAGTCAACATGAACACCTTCAAGACCAGCATCAGCTATAGCAGAATCTAATGCACTCTCAATAGCATTGATGGCATCAGTCAAAGGTTTGATGAATGCTCTGTTCTCACTATATGTTTCATCCTTCTTCTTAGCCATTTTAGCCTGAGCCAACTGACTAGATAGATAGCCGTGACCAAGTGTGCTTGCAAGCAGGGCATCAGTCAATTCCTTCTGAGCCTTAGCAATAGCTTTCTTGTCACCGCTCTTCACCGCTGCCTTCAAAGCATCTGAATAAGGTGCAATCTGTTTTATTGTTTGTTGCAGAGATTCATTATAAGCATTAGCTTTCTTGCTCTCTTCTACACCTTCTCTTCGCTCATACTCGTCTGCGGTCAAATACTCAAAATCTTCGTCTATATTCAGCAAAGCATCAGATACCTCTTTAAATTCTTCGTCAGAAAGAGTCTTCAGAAGTTCATCTATTTCACGATTAATCTTATCAAATTCTTTCACGTTATCAGGATTGTCTAAGATTTCCTCTTGCTTTTTAGCTAAGTCAACAATCTTATTGAAAGCTTCGCTATGAGTTTTCTCCTCAGCCTTCTCTTCTTCCTGCTTAGCCTTCTGCTCCTCAGCGTATGCAGCGTTTTCAGCTGCCTTCTTCTGCTCTTCAAGAATATTCTCTGCCTGAGCGATACGAAGATTTTCAATGTAGTTTCTAGCTTCCGAAGCCTTGAAACCGCTAGTGAGCACATCAATAAGAGTATTACGAATCTCCTGCGTGTCAAGAGATTCAAGGTTAGATGGACGATTCTCCCACAGACTATGTACAAGGTTATCAACGGTAGTTCCCTTGCCGTCAGCAGCGAGCAACTGAGTCTTAGCAAAGTCTTCTCTACTCAATCCAGTTTCTTGCTTAACACCCTTGCTTGTCTCAGTACCTTCATAGTTGAGAGTATGAGCACCGAGATTACTAGCCACATACTCCTCAGCAGTAAGCGGAATCGTATCTGTCACGTCAATGCCAGTACCATCATACAGACGATGCAGCAGAGTTCCAACCGTCTCCTTATAGATTTGAGCCACAGCCTCAGCATCATCCTTCACCGCACTCTTCAAGCGAGCAAACTTTCTTCTTGCCTTCTCAATGAGTTCCTTTCTACCCTCAGCAGTATCTTCCACCTTGGCAAGTTGTCGCTCATTATAAGCATCACGGATAGCGATAGCAGAGTCATAAGCCGCTTGAGCATCAGCAATCGCCTTCTCCTTAGCTTGCTTAGCCGCCTTCTGCTCCACGAAAGTCTTACCCTTAACGGTCATGCTGTTTGCCTTGTCGAGTGCCTTCTTTGCATCAGACACATATCCAGACACGATACTATCTGCATCCTCACCAAACTGAGAGTCATACAACTCAGCAGTCTGTTCAGCAGTCAGCTTCGAGAAGTCAGGATTGCCATCATCCAGCATTGGAACCTCAGTACCATCTTCAAGAGTCATAGCAGGAGCAGCAGGAGTCTGTTCTGTTGCAGGAGTCTCAGCAGATTCAGGAGCAGCAGGCTCGCCCTCTATTGTCGGAGTCTCCACCTCTATCTCACCTCTATTCTCTCCACTATTATCCTCTATCATTGAGGTTTCAGGCATAGCAGAAGATTCAGCAGAGAGTATCATATTGCGATACTTCTTGTAATCATCAACAGATACTTCACCCCTTGTCTTTATCTTAACCAAGCCAGGAGGGAAGTTCTGAGTCTTCAACTCTCCATTTGCATCAATGTAAGCAAACTTGGTTCTCATCTTGTTTCCTTGGATATAGAACACATCTTTAGCATCAGGGAACAGATTATTTCCATCCTTATCAGAAACATCTACCTTCTGAACCTTACCATCCTCTCTGATTATATCAGAGTAGTCTAGGTTATCTTCAATAGATGCCGACTGGATATTATCTTCCTGAGCAGGATTCTCTGCTTGTGTAGTCTGTGCTTGCATTTGCTGCTCAGCACGCTCCTTCTCCATCTGTTCTCGCTGAGCCTTTGCCGCTTGCAATCTCTGCTGGTCAGACTCATCCTTCATCTTCTGCAACTCTTCAAACGAGACTGGAACATTTACATTCTCACCCTTGACAAGTTCTATTGGAATGTTGCCATCAATAGTAATCATGGCAGTACCATCACCATTATCAGCGAGTACTTCATAAGTATGTTCTGTTCCATCTGCATCAACGGTCTTGAACTGAGTACCTACCTCAACAACACCATCAATGATACCAGTAGTTTCTTTGATAGCCTTCTCCTTGGCATCAGCCATAGCCTGACTTCTCACTTCATCAGCATTCTCCTCACTACCTAGTTCAGCAAACATCATAGCATCAGCATGCTCAACCGTATTAGTAGTTGGGTCATAATACAGAATCATATCATCGCTATTACTAATGTCAATAGAACCATCTTCATGGGTAGCAATATTACCATTGATGATATATACACCATAATCTTCCAAGCCGCCAGTAGCCTTGATGGTAGCATTTCGGATTGTATTACGAGACTTGTCTGTGTACATATCAACCGCCTGTGCTGCTCTCTGAACCTCCAAGTCTATCTGGTCTCTTGCATTATCAATCACACCTTCATAGCGAGCAGTAGATAACTGGTAGTCATAAATAGCCCTATCAATATTGTCATCACGACCAGAGAGTGCTTCAAGTTCCTCGTCACTCATGGATGCCAACTGCTGCTCTGATATACCGAGAAGTTGGGCAAGAGACTTCTGTTTGTCTTCTTGGTCTAGCTGAATCTCATGTGTATCGTAGCCATAAGCATCACGCCCCTGCTGGTATGCCTGATTCTTCTCCATATTCTTCACAGAGACACCTTCCCCCTTGTCTTCAACTGCCTTCTTTGCAGCAAGCATGTTGCCGATGTCATAGCCACGCATGATGAGCAAGTTCTGAATATACTCACGCACTGGCTGTCTGTTCTTGCCAAGAGCAACATCACGATTGATTTTGTTTACCATTTCAGGCATATCCTCGTTTGTCGTAGCATCAATCTGATTACGGAGTTCTTCCCATTTCTCATTACCGAGCAACTGAGACAAGTTCACATCAGCCTTGTCTAGCTTATGCTTATAGGAATAATACTGCTTGGCATTATAAGCATGGAAAGGAGCGACAGCACCCTTCATCAATCCGATAGACAAGAGCATGCCGCCCCATATCTGTGACTGCTGCTTTTCATCCCACAAGTCTGAGATTTTGTTATCACCAGTAAAGACCGTATTGGCGATGATACCCAACTCTTCCTCCAGAGACTCACCGACAATACTATTCACTTCAACCTTACCAAGAGTTCGGTCAGCACCAGCCTTCAAGTATCTTGCATTCTTTGACACCTTATTATTAAGCAAGAAGTCAATCACCTTGGAAACATTCTCCATGTTGTACTTGTTGATAATTTTCTTGCCACCTTTGGTAACGAAGTTCTTCAGGGCAGTACCCACAGCATCAATACCACCGCCAGCCAACTCAGTAGCAAACTCAATAGTCTGAGCCGCCTCACCCTTTACAAGGGCAGTAAGGAAGTCTTCACCGCCTTCATGCACAAGTTTACCATCACTATCAAAAGTGCCGAACTTGTAGTTACCATGCTCATCCTGATAGACCTGACCCGTATAGCGGTTTATCACATCGTTAGCAACATTTCCAAGACCAACCGTATTGGCTTGGGCAGCACCAACGATTCCATACTGGATAGCTTTTCCGAAAGCCTTGGTAGTAAGACCAGTTACCTTACCGATATAGTTTGCGATATGAGCACCAGCAATACCAGTAGCTTTCTCCATAGTACCCAATGCTACCTTAGAAGCTGCACCCTGCACTACCTTACCTATAGAAGTGCTCATACCCTTGGAAAATCCTGCACTACCAATCTGCACCATAAAAGGAGCCATATTGGTAGTGATAACGCCACCAGTGTACATCCATCCCTGATTGTCACCATACTGACTCTGTGCATTACTATTCTTTACCGCTTGCTGCATCAGCAAATCTCCAGCTTCAGTATGAACACCATTATCCAAATCCTGCTTGGTCGCAAGCAAGGAGCCAGCATTGATAAGGTCAGACGCACCGCCAGTCAGGAATCCAGTATCTTTGGCAGCATCATACATACCTCTCCAGAAGGAATGGTCATCAAATCCTGCTCCATAAACTAAATCCTTTCCTGCCTTAGAAAACTCACCATTTTTTATATCATTATAGGCTTCCTTTACTCCACCTAAGAATGAAGTATCTTTTGATAATCTCGAATCCTGCTCCAACTGCAAGAGTTCTCTTCTCTTACGATTGTAGTCACCAGCAGCAAGAAGTTGTCGAGCTTCCGTATTCTCCAAGATACCATTGTTGGTAGTAACACTATGAGGAGTACCAGCAATACCGCCACCTCTTGTCATATTACCCCACACGCTACCGACCTCATCAGTAGAACCAATGAAGGACTTGAACATATCGCTAATCTTAGCTGCATCCTTGTCGGCATCAGCCATCTGGTCGTGCAGTTCATTCTCCCAGTTCTTCGATACCGCCTGAGCATACTCCCTATCAAGGTCTTCTACGGTCTTGGCAGGAGTAATGGCAAACTCCTCTCCAGTTGGCTTACCTTTTTGATTCACAACCTTTGCGGTTACTGGTTTACGGACATTGTTGGTTGCCCTTACTGCCTGACCAACCGCTCTATGAGATAGAGCATTCAACCCATTTTTATTTGGGTCAACAGAATCAAACATCTTTTGACGATACCTATTTACAGTAGGAGTATTCGGATTCTCCCCGATTTTCAAAGCCCTAGATGTTGTACTATTAACTGGCACGAAAAGATTCTTATAGAAGTCTTCATAAGTATCAGGAACATCATAGTTACTATCCTTCAAGGATTGATACAATCCTCTTCTACTCTTTGCTCCTGCATCGCCAGCCTGAGTTAATGTTTTCTGAAAGCTAGCATAGCTATCAGGAACATCATATTTATTTTCTTTCAATCCCTTATAAAGGGAGTATAATGGTTTGTATTTTGGCATATTATCTATTATTTTATCCAATTAACACCAGTTTTCTTTTTACCTCCAGTAGATGAAGAACCGCCAGCATGGGATGAGCCGCCACCCTTATGAGCAATCTTCTTTCTGACTATCTTCACAACTTGCTTTCGTCCAGCAGCAGTATTTGGTTTGATACCTCCATTTGCTACGGTTTCTCTAGCATTTGCTACCTCAGAAGGATGCTCTCCATTAAGTTTGAGATATTCAGAATCCCAATCTTCTTTAGAAGAACCACCACGACTGCCACGCCCACCACCAGACTTGTTTGCACGGATTTGTTTTGCTTGTGCATTCAGGAGTTTGATAGCAAGTTCCTTCTCGCCTTGACTTATCCTATTTTCCTTCCAAAGTCTATCCAGTTCAAGTCTAGCCTGATTGTATTCCTGCTGATTGGTAATACGCATTTTGTTAATATCAATTCTCTGCTGACTCTGGTCTAACTTTGTTTTAGCGATACCCTCATTCTCCACGTTATGTCTAATCTGCTCAGCGAGAGTCAGGTTATTCTTCCGAGCTTCCTCATCAAGAGCGAGTGCCCTCTGATACCCAGCCAGCCATGATGCCCGATTCTTCTCTCTCTGAGCATCCATATATGCCTTGCGTTTATTCACCGCCTTAGTCATATCCGACTCAGGATTGTGTACCACCTTTGCACCTTTGGTAGCGAAGTAGATATTGGATAGTGCACGGAGACCATCACCCAGAGCAGCGATACGAGCCTTAGTACGCTCCTTCTTCTCTCTGTTCGCCCTCTGCTCAGCAGTCTCATTCAGTTCAGGATTCAGTATCTTATACATGTCAGCATAAGACAACTGCTTAGGCTGAGGTTTCGACTCCTCCTTCTTCACGATAGGGACAGATGGTTTATCCTCCTCATCACTTAGCACTCCCTGATTCACATCTACCCCATTGGCTATAGCTTGCTGAGTAGCGATAGTCTTAGCCCTAGCCGCCTTCATAGCATCATCAGTAGGAGTAGCAGCGTTCATCTGGTCAACCTTCTTGCCAGCCGCATCAAGTTGCTGCTGGGTGAAGACTGGAGCCTGAGTCTGTGCCACCTTCTGTGCGGCATCCACACCACTCTGCTGCTTGTTGAGTACACTCTGTGTTGTCTTCAAGCCATTATTGTTTCGTAACATATCTGATGCTTTCATAGGCTATGCTTTAATCTTCTTTGGCGCATTGTCACCAATCATATTGTTCAAATCATTCGCTACTTGCTGTTGGGTAGGAACCGCACCCACCTTAGCATCCAACTTAGCCATATCTGCATCGGTAGGCTGTACCACGTCAGGACGAGCCACCTTACTCTTACCAGCACCACTATCAAGCGATGCAGCGATATTGGCAGCAGTACCAGCCACGCCAGCCACCGCATTGGCAGTATCAGCAGCCTTCTCAGCTTCCAAGCCCATCTGCTGGTTCTGTAACTGGTTCTTTCTGTTTATATACTGCTGCTCGATGTTATCCTTTCGGGCATCATTTGCAGCCACAATCTGTGATGTAGTATCGGCAAGAACCTTGTTGTTTGCCTCCTTCACCGCAGTAGTGGAATCCTCAGTACCCCCCATTACCGCTTGTCTGCCCTTAGCTGCCTTGTTTCTGTTCTTGATTTGCTCCTGCATCTGGGTGAGCAATCTTACGGTATCAGCACGCTTGGTCGGGTCGGCATTGTATGTTCTGTCATACCACGCCTGATTTTCTTTCTGTTGCTGGGCAATCATCTGTTCCTGCTTACGTCTCGCCTTGCGGTTAGCTACACCACCAGCGATACTACTTGCAAGTCCAAGACCTGCCCCAATTAATGCTCCTAACATATATATGTATTTTAATTATTAATAATGTGGCAAAGTTAATAATACTAGCCGAAAATCATATTTTATCCGTTAATACTCGTGCTGCTGATTCAATTATTAACGGATAAAACTCGCATATAAATAATAATTAGTACCTTTGCAGCATTAATAGACAAAGAAAATATGGCAACAGAAAGAAATTCTAGAGGTCAGTTCGAGAAAGGACGAGCAAAGACTGGAGGTAAACAGAAGGGATATGAATCTCCTATCAAGAAGGAGTTTCGTGAACTCTGTGCCGATTTTTCCAGAGAGGCTTGGGATGATTTCATGGAAGCTTGGTATAAGTGCGAGCCTAAGGATAAGGTATCAACCTTTATCAAGATACTGGAGTTTAATTGTCCTAAGCTACAGACCGTCACTCTTGACGATAAGCGTGAGGTTCACAATGCCCTCACCGAGAAGTTAAGACAGATGTCAGAAGAGGAAGGTTAAATTGAATTTATCATAATTAAGAAGAACGATTGTTTTTTTTCATAGGTTTTTTAGTTTATAGGTTTTAAGATTGTTAGGATAACAAAATAGGGAATGCGTGAGCACTCCCTATTCTTTTTATTCACTATCAGCGACCGCCTCTAGCCCTTCTATCCCCAGCCATATCCGTCTTGGAACCACGATTTACCGATGATGGTTTATACCTGATTCCCGATTTCGTGTGACTGGCATCCATACCCTTGCGTGAATCTGCCCCATACTTCTTATCGTGGGCAGCGTTATGACGGGCAAGTTCCCTACGCTTAGCCTTCTGAGCAGGAGAAGACTCAAAGCGAGTATCGTATTTCTTCTTCCGCTCCCTAGCTGCTGGGTGATTCTGATAATATCTAGCTGATTCCGATACCATAGTTACTCCTTATCTTTGTCTTTATCTTCCTTCAACGCATCATCAAGATACTTGTCAAGAGCCTTAATACACTTATCAGGAATTTTATTAGCATCCTTGTTTTCTTTGAGATAATCAATAGTGCCACCTACTCCATAGATGATAAGCAGACTCTTTGTGGAAGGGATGAATAAACAAATAGTTGTTCCAAACACTAAAGCTTCTATAGAACGCTTAAACATTCTTTTTATCTTTTTAAAAGGTTCATCATAATCAGAGCCAAACGTAATTGTCCAGATACCTAAAACACATAACACTATAATAGATAAAAAAACAACAACTTCACCACAACTATGTAAGTTGCCCAAAACACCTAACCAATATAATTCACTCATAATCTTAACTATTTAAATTAATATATCTATCTCCAATAAAGTTCACGATGCTCCTTCTTCAATAAATCACCAGTTCTACACCACCAGTCATTCGGACTCGCTTTAAGATACGCTTCCTCCTCAGGGCAGTACTCTTCATGAGTAAGAATAGGATGAGAGGTAGGCTTGAACTGATGCACACACAGCAAGTCTGCATGATTGCCGCCATAAATGCGTGGCGGCATGACATCTTTCGCCTGATGCCACACCTTGTTGAGGTCAATGAGGTCAACCCCATCCAGTTCCTTCAAGGCATTATCAATCTTACCCAGCACACGATTCAGGACTTCTGCCCTATCCGTGCCACCCTTTGCAATCAACCACTTGGCATCACTCAGGGCGTTTCTAATCAACATATCCAGTTCCATAAGCCTACTTTTTAGTTGTATTTATGATAGATTCAGCCAACTCGATAGCATGCTTAGGTTTGAAAAATCGCTTGTTCAAATCATCGTGCAACTCTTCTGCCAATTTCCGTATGTTAGGGAGCAGATTAAGAATGCGAAGTTTCTCAGATTCAAAATCACGAACCATAACAGAATACTTGTTACGCAATTCAATATCCTTGCGACAATTATCCTCTTCCAAGTCCTTTGCCTTCTTCTCATACTCCTCTTCCAAGTCCTTTTCCTTCTTTTCGTACACCTTCTTGAGGTAAGCTTTCTTTCCGTTATACTCGTTGTTAAGCTTATTCTTCTTGTCGCCATAGGCTTGTTTTTCCATATTCCTATCATGAATACTACGATTAACCTCATCTTGCATAGCCTGTTCAACCTTCAAGCGAACGTCCTCGAAGTTAATATATGACTCGGATGATTCGATGGTTTTTCTTTGAGGCTCGTCATCCCCATCATCGTAATCCCACATTGCGCGATGTTTATTAAAAAGCAAAGTTGTCTCCTTACGAAGAATCACCTTTGCACCCTGCGCCAAGGACTCATTCAACTTTTTAAGTTCCTTTACTTGCTCTTCCAACTCTGAGTTGCGCTTACGTATAGCATCATACTCAGACAAATCTACATTTACAACTGCCATATTATATAATTTTTAGTTCGACATTTGTTTACAAATCACTTAATTACCCAAATATAATTATTGAAAATTAAATGGATAGATTTTTGATTCCTTTGGATTCTAGGTTCCCCTTAACGCACACGTATGTGAGCGAATCAGAAAACCTAAGATGTCATGGATGAGTTCCGTCAACCCCCATCATCTAGTCACTTGATAATTCTACATCAGTTAACCTAAGCAGCATAAGGAGTAGATTCCCCTCCGCTCGTCTTCTGCTATTAGTTCCTACGATTTGCCATGCGGTCTTCCTTGCAATTTATAGACTTGATGAATCGGAAGGTATCTAGCCCATAGTCTTCCATCTTGTCTCTAACTCAGGGGAATAAAAAAAGAACCCCCGAGTGTTGGTTACGGACAACGACTCAGAGGTTCATATCTTGTAGGCTTACGCCTTGAAAGGAGGACTACTTTAGTCTGTCAACCGTAACATTGACGATGCAAAGATAGAAACATTTTTTGGAACCGCCAAATGATAAAAAGTGTTGAATGTAAATAAAATTGATTTTTTGGGGAAATAGATATACATTAGATATACGAAATGATACAATGTTAATCTAAGTTAAAGTCTTTTTAAAAATTAATTGTGAATAAGATTTAATTCGTATCTTTGTTGTGGGCAAGTTAGTTACTTTGCAAAGATTAACACATCATTGTTGCTATTTTGTTACTCGTTAAAAACAAAGAAACATATAACTATTTAAAAATCAGGTATTTAACTAACAAAATAAATCATATTGGAATAATAAAGATAATTATTTTAAGTTGTTAAACACTTACACATTCTTTTACCACCGTGGTTATCTCTATGCGAAACTCGGTTGGTGTGCCGCAACTGGGCAACTCTTAATGCTTGATTTCGGGTGCAAAAGTACATCATTATT